TTCCTGATGTAGCAAGTCTTAATCGACCAGCCATTCCTACTGTATATGAGTAAAATTTTGGTAAATAAAACGGAACGCTATACTAGAATGAATCTTCAGTTGAGGAAATTCAAACCTGAGACAATCAGTGATGATCGGGTTTGTGTATTCATAGGAAAGCGTAATACAGGTAAATCAACCCTAGTTAAGGACATTATGTATCATAAGAAACATTTACCAGCGGGGATAGTGCTTTCTGGGACAGAAGAGGGAAATCACTTTTATTCTGAATTCATTCCTGACCTATTCGTTTATGGCGACTACGACAGAGAGGCTATAGAGAGGGTTATGGCTAGACAGAGAAAGCTGGTGGGTGGGGGAAAGACAAATTGTGGAGCTTTTATGCTTTTGGATGACTGTATGTATGACTCAAAATTCCTAAAAGATACATGTATTAGGCAATGTTTTATGAATGGTAGGCACTGGAAGATCTTCTTCATGCTGACGATGCAGTATGTCATGGACTTACCACCAGCTCTTCGTGCTAACGTGGATTACGTGTTCATTCTCAGGGAGAATATCATTCAGAATCGAGAGAAGCTGTACAAATCATTTTTTGGTATATTCCCCTCCTTTGACATGTTTTGTAAGGTAATGGATGCTTGTACAGAAAATTACGAATGCCTCGTGTTAGACAATACTGTAAAGTCTAACAAGATTCAGGATTGTGTGTTTTGGTACAAGGCAACTCTTCGGAAAAATTTCAGGGTTGGTAGCCCTCAACTTTGGAATATGCATAAAAAGATGTACAATCCAAAGCATATAAATCAAATGGAACAGGACGCCAAAAAGACGACGAAGAAAACCAAGCTCACGATTACGAAAAAGAAATAGGCGCGTCACTTAACACTTCAAGAAAACATACGATTATAATAACATGTCTTCCGAACACGTGTACACTATGAATCTCTTCGACGACGGTGAAGGTATGGTACCATTACAGACCCAAGATAAACCTTCTACAGCGTTTAAACAAGAGGAAAAAAATGTGGGTACAAATAAAGACACGATGGACTCTACACCCATTAATGACATTATGATGGAACCACCCGCGATGACCGAGGATCCCAGGGTACAAGGTGTTATGCCTCAGATGGTCGCTGCTCAACCTCAAGCTGCTTATCCCTCCCCCTCCCAAAAAACTAAGGAGGAGGCTCCTGAGAGCAAAAATCCTCTCAATCTCACCGATGATCAGCTTACTTCTCTTGTTGTAGCTGTTTGTACGGCTATCGCTGTTAGCAAGCCTATTCAGGATCGTCTCGCGACCTCTATCCCCAAGTTCCTTAACGAACAAGGGGGTAGAAGTATGGTTGGTTTAGCGACTACTGGAGGAGTAGCCGCTCTCATCTTCTTCTTTGCGAAGAGCTACATTATCAGGAATTAAGCCTGCATCATGTTGTTATAGATAGAATTATCTATACCACTGAAGTACGTAAGTAAAGCACCGCCAATGAAAGCGGCAGCTAAAACACCGTTCAACTCCAAATGCTTCCTTCTATCACTCTTATGAAAATTCTTGACAGTATCCTTAGAACGCTTCCACCATTCGTTAATAGCGAAGGTGATGATAAGCGCGAAAAGGGTCGCCATAGCAAAGAAAGAGCGATCGACTGCGAGACGGGGAATATCACCAACAATGGCACGAGCGGCGTTTGGAATAATAACGGTTAAGAAGATTAGGTTTGCGTAGTAGTTATCAGTGTGCTTGGGGACTTGTGTAACCGCATAGAACACAACCCACGAAAAAATCGCTGCTAACATATCATTAACAGGAGTTTGCATTTATCTTATTACGAGATTTTATTTATCCTGAATGTATTGACCGCAGAATTTGGTCTTGTCTGGTAATCTAGTATAAATTCCTATAGATTCACATATCCCCCTTAACTCCATGAAGTTATTCCAGAAGTTTTCAGAATGTGTCCATTCGGGCACCGTACTGTGCGCAAGCTCGTGAATCAACACATGCATAATCTCATTCACTTCACCATCTATACATATGGTTATGTCCGCCCCTTTGTTGACATTGTAACCCACAGTTCCTGACATCTTCCTCAGTGCTGTCAAGGGAATTGGGTGTATCAATACACGAAACTTTTCATTGTTCGTTTTCTCAATATGTTCTCTGAGAATTTTGTACCTCTTTTTCACTTCTGTGAAATTCTCTGGTTCACGTATCATGAAAAGTATGATCAGGTTGATGACGATCAATACTAAAAAGGGTATCATCTAGTATAGGCAAAGATAAATTTACTGTACAACTCTGAGATTGGGTTACCTCGAAGACCCTCCCAAAGTTGTAATTTAAAACCAAGCTCCTCTAGGTGTGTAACCAATAGGTCTTTATACCCAACCGGTTCCGACTTGGGTCCTTCTGCGTAATATGGGGTATCTGTCAGGTGTACAAACAACTTCTCACCAAATCCACCATTCCCATGATCTTTGAGTTTGAAGAAGTTTCCCATGTCATCCTGTAATGGTGTTTTGAATATGATCTTTTCTGAATCTGGGATGATACCAATCAAAAGTCCACCTGGTTTTACGCGTTTTCGGATTTCATGGATTGAACTGAAGAAGAGATCCCTAGTCTTGAAGATGTAATGTAACGAGAAGTTGAAACAGACAACATCAAATTTTCGCTTTGGACAATTGTGTATGTCACCCTCGTAAAAATTCACCCGCATGTGCATATTTTTTGCCCTAGACTTGGCTTCAACGAGAGCCGTGGGTTCTGGGTCACACATATTGATATTGGCTCCACACTTGTGCCACTTCTGTAAATCACCCCCAAAACCACACCCGACATCAAGAATGTGCTGACTACTCTTTGTTACACTCTGGATAAGCTCCCTCTTGGCGTCATTGTGATTTTTACGAATCTCTTCCATAATTCATGATAGTTTCATATCTTTAATTCTCTACTTAGGGCTTAAAGTTTACAAACGTTCAAAAGCTATAATGTCTCTTGAACAAGATTATACGACGGTACCTGGTCAGGTTTTCGCTTGCCTTTCTATTGTTGGTCCCGAATGCCCTCAGAAGAATGACAAGTTTGGTATCAAGATCCGAGGAACTTTCGCGAACCGCGATGAAGCTGCGAACCACGCCAAGCGTCTGCAGAAGGAGGATCCCACGTTTGACATCTACGTCGTTGACATGTACAAGTGGCTTCTCATTCCACCCGACTCTTCTAAGATTGAGGATGTTCACTATACCAATGATAAGCTTGAGGAGATCATGACTGGTTACAAGGAGAATCAGGCTCAGGCTGCTCGTATGTTTAACGAACGTAAACAGGGTATGGTTGACAAGAGTGGCTTTGCCCCTGGTGATGACAACTCCACCTTTTACACGAAACCCGATGAGGCTCCTATCTCTCATCCAGCTGAGGTTCTAGAGCGTCTCAAGAAGGAGAAGCCTGACGCTAACATGGAGGATCTCGTCAAGGAGGCTGATGAGATTGTTAACCAAGAGATGAAGGATCGTCAGAAGCAGCGCGAGGAAGCTGCTGCTTCTACTGAGGCTACGATTGAGGAATCCAAGGATGAAGGCGAGCCCGAAGTTTCTTCCAAGTAAATAATTTTCATAACTAATACTAAATGATTGGTACAATCGTAACAATCATTCTCGTCAGTGCTTTCTTTATTTTGTTTTTTGAGGGGATGACCCCAGAAAACAAAAAGGAGAAGAAAAAGGTTAAAATACCTGAAGCCAGTACTACTGCTGGATTTATTAAGGATACATATAAAGATCCTTTTATTAATCATTTCATACCCCCAAAAGTTGGTAATATAGGAAAGTTTGTTCCATTCTCAAGTGTACCTGAGGATAACTGGTTGCATGGTTTTCCCCATAAAAAAGCCAAGTAAAAATACTGCAAACGCTATGATCCAAGTTGACTTGTCAACATTCTTGAATAAATCAAAAGATTCCTGACCTTGATAAGGTGGTGGGGGTTGTGGATATTCAGACGGATGAAAGTAATACTCCTCAGAGTGTTTCTCGTTACTTTCATCTTTCTCCTCTGGAACTTCTTGAAGAACAGGATTATATTCAATGGGGTTACCAATATCAGTTTCCATTTTCTAATATATAAACGGTTTT